CACCTGATGATTATGAAGTAGCAAAAGTTATACTAACACAATTATCAGAAAAACATTTTTCTTATTATCACACAACTAAAAGATTAAAGTAATGTCAGTAACATTTAAATCAGCCAACCATAAATATGAAAGTCTTGACCCTAATGAAAGGATTGACTGGATTAGTGTAACTAGTTTTGTAGCCATGTTCAAACAAAAGTTTGACCCTGTTAAGCAATCGGTTAAATCTTCTACAAATCCAAGGTCTAAGTGGTTTGGTATGGATCCTTTAGAAATTCAAGCTCATTGGGCTAGTGAAACAGACCGAGCTATTACTGCCGGTTCCTGGTATCACGACCAAAGAGAAAGTGATTTAACTAGCATTGATACTATTCAAAGAGCTGGTAGAGAAATTCCTATTATCAAACCTATAATTAATGATGGTGTAAAGCATGCTCCGGTACAGAGATTAACTGAAGGAATTTATCCAGAGCACATGGTTTATCTTAAGTCTGCCGGCATCTGCGGTCAATCAGATAGAGTTGAAGTTATTAAAGATACTGTTGATATTGTAGATTATAAAACTAATAAGGAAATTAAAGTTGCAAGCTTTGTTAATTGGGAGGGTAAATCTCAAAAGATGGAAGGGCCTTTATCTCATGTTGATGATTGCAATTTTAACCATTATGCTCTACAGTTAAGTATTTATATGTATATTATATTGAAGCATAATCCAAGATACAAAGCTGGTAAAATGTTTTTACATCATGTAGTGTTTGAAAAAGAAGGT